AGAACATATTCGCCAGGGTCAACTGCATGGATAACAGTTACTTCGGATTCAAAACCGGGGTCTTCATCATCATAAGCACAAGCATCGTGGAAATTAGCAATTTTCTTGGTTTCCTTGGTAGCAGGAATCATGAACTTCTCGAACACAGGAACATACTTTACGCCCATCTGGTCGCAACGCAGGCGCATCTGCTCAGGAGAATATTCAATTACATCACCATCTTCATTAGTCATAGTCATACGGTAGACGTAGACCTGACAACGAGGAGGAATAGTTGCGTCAAAATCCAGGCTATCGGGAGCCGCACAATACTGCTTCTCTTCCCATTCGCCATTGGGGTCGCAACCATAAGAGAACACAGTCTCTTCGCCATACTGCTTAGAGAAAGCCTTATCAGAAATCTTGGAGTTCTTTACGGACGCCATGATAGGAGTAAACTCATTTACGAAACCAACGATTTCGTAGTATATAGTTTCACCCTTACGGAGCTTGCCTTCAAACTTCTCGGCCATGCGCAGACGGAAGGAGTTGTCATCGTAGTAGCCACCATCATGAGAATTGTCCAGAACCACACGACGAGTGCCAGTTACATAGCCATACTCATAAATAGGCTCACCATCATGACGAGGCGCAGGGTCAGGCTGCTTCCGCAGACGAGCAGAAATCTTGGCAATAGCATTACCAATCCAACAGCCATAAGAATCCTTATAACCTTTGAGTATCGGCAGATAACCGGTGCGGCCAGAGGTGCCGTGCATCTTCAAAGTCAGTTCCACAACGTCACCAGCCTTGAAAGCGCTCAGGTTATAAGCCAACTGTTCAGTATCAACATGCTGAGCGAAGGTAGGACAGAAATCAACCTTGGTCTTACGACCCTTGGAGCCGCCATGCCATTCACCAGAAGCTTTCCGTTTAGGAATATACTTCTTACAGATTTCCTCACCGTTCAACACAGTAATGGTGTCGCCTTCCTTCAAGTCAGACACAGTAGTAAAATCAGCCAGACAGGTCAGGGGAAGGAACAGACCATCAGACTTTTCGCCACGCAACTTCATGGCCTTAATATTACGCTTCTCGGGGTCCAGGTAGCCGCCGCAAGGGTTGCCGTTTTCGTCCTTACGACGAACCAGGTCATTCACCTGACAGAAGCGTTCAGACAACTGACCATCAACAGGGAAATAAACACCCAACTGGCCCTCAGTGTATTCCAGAGAAACGATTACAGTATTACCGAAGCAATCAGCCAACTGCAGACGGTCTGCGTTGGAGTGCTTACGAACATTCTTCAAACGGGTAACATATCCACAGTAAGCCATATTACATTCTCCTTATTCTTTCTTTTCAGTCTCAATTACTCCTCGATGAATGGCCGCTCGTTCAAGTGTCCAGTCATCCAGAGTTCCAGTTTCCAAGAGTTGATGAAGAATCATAAAGTCACTGTATAACTTTTTAACACTTTCGTCTCTGCTCATCATCTTGTATAGACTACGAGCAATATCAGCGACGTCTTTATAAGTGAGTTCAACAGTGGCATTATTGTCTTTCATCTGCGCGAGAGGAGCGCCGCCATTCAGTTGTCGAATTACCATCTGGACTCCTCCCTATGGAAATGGTCATAAAAATCTTCCCAGCAAGTAATGTTGAGACGCAGGCATTCGCCACAACTGGCGACTTCCCAAAATGCTTCATAGAATTCATCTTCCCAGTTCTGGAAAATGTCGGCATAAACATCCGCCGTATCATTCAGCAAATCAATGAGGCCATTGTCCATCTCATTGACGCCGAGGCAATCACAAATCTTATCACAATCTCTATAAGCCTCGGTCACAATCCGAGTATGGCGGAGAAAACTACCCCTTGTCATCATCAGCCATTACTTCCTTTCTTTTTTATCATATATATATTATAACATTATTTTTTCAAAAAATCAAATGAGTCCGTATTGTTGGAGCACTCCGCCAAAAGCGTTGTAGTTCTCGGGGTTGGCAGCAACGGGAATAGCGAAAACTACTTCACGGAAACAACCTTTGAAATCTCCGGTTAGAAGTTCACTGAAATAGGTCGCAACGGTGCTCGGGTCCTGGCCAAAAACGCCGCAACCAAAAGCGCCAAGAATCAAAGTTTGAACTCCATTTTCTTTTGCGATTTCAAGGACAAACCGGCAGCGAGACTTTAAAGTTTCATTGTTGTCTCTTCTGGAAATGCGCCGATTATGGAACTTCCAGTTGCCCGACAGGTTGGGCGCCGCGCAGGTGATTACATTACAAGGGACAATCTTATCCTTACGCTGAAACATAATATCAGGAGAATAGATTGCTCTATTGGTATACATGAAATCATTTCGAGTTGTAGAATTTTCCTTGTAATAGTCAGGGAATTCAACAAGCACATTATAGAGAGTGCTTTCATGGCACAAACTCTCTTCCTGGGCGCTGGAACCATTAAGAAACTGGCCGCCGGGATGTGTATAACTTGCGAAATTCAAAACGGCCATATGCTCGTCGGCGAGGCGTATAATAGCATCTCCGCTACCTTCATTTACAAGAGAGACTTTCATTTCAGTCCAGCGATGAGGGTTTTCAATAAACGCCGTATCTGGGCTATAAATCTTACTCTTTGCGACGGACTCTTGGATCGCGTCTTTAAAATCTTTTTCCATAAGCAGAGTATGAAAAGCGGCTCGTTCTGATCTTGTCTGCTTATTACTCCAATAATTAATATTAGGCATTATTTATCTCCTTGAATAATCTTGGGATTACCAAGTTTCCAGTGGCTATTGTAAACAACATCGCCACGACGGCCAGAGAGAATGATAGACTGAATGCCGTCAATCAGTTCTTCGGGCTTCTTGTTCTTACAACTCGGGCGCAGAGACTTGATATACTCAACGATTTCGCCACAAGTCTTAAAATAGAGGCCCTTGGCTGGAATAGCAACAAAGTAATCCGCATTTTCGTCCCAGTTAATAGCCTTCTTATACTGGGCGCTGGACAGAACCATCACTCGCAGAGCCTCATAATGATATTCATCATTCTGTGGCACCTTGGGCTTAATACAGGTGGCCTTCTCGTCAACGAGGTCCTCCTGGGCCCGACGAACATTTTCCTCACGCGTGACCCATTCCAAATTCATAATAGAGTTATCACGCTTATTATGATTCAGATGGTCAACAGTTAGTTCAGACGCATTGGGAATAGGACGCCAGGTCATGAGAACCAGACGATGAATAAGCACCTGCTTGTTGTTGACAAAGACTACGCAATAGCCATGATTGTTGATTTTCATAGCCACATTCTGCTTATGTTCATTCTTGATGTGGCCCAGATTGGAAACATACACGCGGTATTCAGAATTCCATTTCCAGCACTCAATGCTACGACGCAGATTAATAGAGGGAAGAATGAAACGGAACATAGTATCAAACTCCTTTATTATTTCTTTATCAACTTTACATATATATAATAACATATTTTTTTAAAAAAATCAAGGGGGAGAGTATTGACTACTCTCCCCTTTTTCTATTAGTTCAATGGAATAACATCCAGTTCTGCGTAAGACGGGTCGCAGAGAACACCCTCCCAGATTGTGCCGCCCCAGGTATTGGCTTCGCGCACATTCTTATTAAATTCTATGGCTTCCTTGTAAATGGTTAGGTAAGTATTAGAAGCCGTCACATCATTTTCCATGAGCGTGCCAATGTCACTCAGCATCGTTACGAGGACAGTGCGTTCCTCAATGCGCCAGTCTTGGCGGATGCCTTCATTGGCCTTATAATCAATGTAGCAATAGGCATTGCCGCAGAAGGCCAGAGATGTAATTGCCATGATGGCACCAAGCAGAAGAGTGACAACACTGATTAGAATCCTCTCTCGGTTAAAAGCCTTACTACCAATCCAAAACAGGATGGCCGAAAAAAGAATACAAATAACAGGAACAATATACACCATAATTCATTTTCTCCTTTTTAATCTTTACACAGGAAGTCCCATGCGGCGATAGATTCTTCGACCTCTCGTCCGAGTTTCCACATTTCATACAACCGTATAAATTCATTCATATCACAGGGTAGATTTAAATCATGCCGAATGGCATAATATACAAGGAAATCCAGATGATAACCGTAGCATTGTCGGTGAAAATGCTCTTTATCGGTCATGTGATTGATATGATAAAGAGAGTATTTTCCAAAACGAGGCATGTCTTTTAAGAAAATGCACCATTGAGATTTTATAGTAAAAATTCTTAACTCTGTTGGAGTTTTTACTACATAGGCACATTCGCCATATTTATGATTAGCAAACCATACCACTTCATCTACTGTCATTCACTCACCTCACGTTAAAACAATCTTTGTCGGTCTCTTGGTGTTCAAGTTATTGTCAATGAAAAGGCGAACAATTTCCGGAAATTCGGTATCGGTATCATGAACAGCGACAAAGGTAGTGCTACCGCAGTAAGTCATCAGACTGGCCGGCTCCTTGGTATACTGGAATACCCAAACCGCCTTACCCTTGGCATATGCGTATCCCTGTTCCCAGTTGGTGCCCGCAGTGCTGACGCGGCCAGGAGAAATAATGATAACGCAATCGGCGGCATCAATCGCCGCAACGTCGGCGTCAAATACTTTCTGGGCCCACTTCTCCTGCGGCATATCCCAAGCATTTTCGATTTTGAGTTCAAAAGGACAATAAACCTCATGACTCTTCCGAAGTTCCTTAGCAATTTTCTGCATTTCAGTGCGACGTTCAATTCCGCAAGAACCAGCAAGATAAATCTTCATAGTTTTTATTATCCTTTCTTCATTTGATATATATATTATAACATATTTTTTTATAAAAATCAAGAAAGATAAAAAAAAATAAAAGGAGAGTATTTCTACTCTCCTTCTACATCCGGTACTTCTGGAAGATCATTTGTAAGTACTAGAATATCTCCTTTTTTTCTATTCCAGCTAAAATGCATTTCGCTGAATAATGTCTTCTTCAAATAAGTTAGACCTTCTTCTTCTGTAATGTCAGAATCCCCATATTTCCTTAATGCTGTGATGCACACATCTTGGAGGATATCTTCTGTGGTGCGAGACTGTGATATGACCAGCTCTCCATTCACTTCATTCTTCAATGATTTATAATGCTTGGTTAGTATATCTGCAATAGTCATGATCTGTCAGGTTATTCATCCGGTGTATTATTGTCCATAAGTATATCAAGCTGCTTGATTATCTCCTGAGGTGGAATAAATCCTTGTTCTTTGTTGTGATGTTCACTATGACATGATTTGCAGAGTCCTTCAAGGTTATCATAGTCCAGCAGCAAATGCCAATTGATTTCTCCTGTCTTAAATGGTGATTTGATGTGGTGTATATCTTCTGCCGGTGTTACCTTTCCCTTCCTAAGGCATTCAGCACACAGAGGATTTTGCTTGATATATGTATTTCTCAGATTCCTCCACTGTGTTGAGTTATATGCCTTTCTCCTCAATTCCCTCATAGGTGTATGCTCATTCCTTGTATTGTCCTTCTTAATCTTCTTCGGTGAGTTTATATATGGCATGATCATATGTATTATGAGTTATTATTCTTTCCAGGGTGTCTTCATTTCTTGTGAGAAAATCCTGGATAATGCTCCTCACCAATAGACTATATGAGGTATTCAGGCTCTCTGTCAACTCTTTGAGTATCTGCATTTGGCTATTATTCAGCCTGATTGTAATTCTTTCTTTTCTTGTTGGTGACTTCGACATACTAATTCCTCCTATAATTCTTTTCAAATAATTCTTTCGGTGGGTTTGCTGAGTGATAAGATCCTTCCTCCAAATTGAATACAGCCTTCAATTCCCAGACTGGGTTTCTTTCCTCTCCAAATTCTTCTGTGTGTGATTTTACTTGGAACCAAGCATAACCTAGGAATGCCTTTCTGAGCTTGGTAGGGTTGAAGAATATTAGGCCATCCGGTGCCACATAGCATAAACAAGCATTTTGCTCAAAGATCTTATATGTCTTGGAATTGTGGACTCTGTGGTATTTATCCTCGGCATTCAAGATGTAGATGTGTTTACCTTTCCATTCCTCAGGCATTTTGTCATTCCCTGGAACAAAGTCTTCCGGTTCCCACCTGAAAGGCACATCTGTGATACTCATACCATGCGGTGGTGTATTGCCGAATCTCATTTTTTTAATAATGCCATTGGGATTGTCTGTGCTGAAATAATTGGCCCATTCTCCATTATATTTAAACTGGTAGCCACCCTTCAATGATTTTACCTCTTGTTTTTTTATTATTAAATCTCCTGACATTGTTACACCTGAGAATACTATATCATCAATGTCATAATTTTCTTCACATGATGCTGTGGCATTGGTAACCCAATCATAATTTCCAACCATCCAGGTTGCTACCCAATTGTTAATTTTGCAATCTGTTTTATACATTTGTTTTTATTTATTTAAATATATTATACTTCTTTTATTTATAAATATCCAGCTATTTCCAAAAAGAAATATATTTTTAAATAAATGTGTAAAAATGTGTGTCAGCCAGTAAATGTACTTTCATCTGAAAGTACTTTTTAATAATGGGAATATTTGATAGATTTAGAAAAAAACCTGAAATACAGGTTAATACACCAGAAGAAAGAAGCCTAGCAATAGCATTGGGATATAATGGAATGTCCAGCTTTGTAACAACTCAGAGTATGAGGTTATCAGCGGTATATGCTGCTACCAATATGATTAGTAACTCTTGTGCACTACTTCCAATGAAGGTCATAAGAACTGAGGGTGGAAGAAAAATGGAAATAGAGCATCCACTTGCTAAGGTATTGAACCTTAAACCTTCTCCCAAGCACAACCACTTCAACTTTATGAAACTCTTGATTGAGAGTGTGATTCTTAAAGGTAATGGTTATGCATTAATTGAAAGAGATGAGAATTTGAATGTAAAGGCATTGCACTTGATAGATGCAGACTTTGTGACTCCGGTTATACAAGCTGATGGTGTTACTGTGAAATATATTGTGAGTGGTATGTCTGAGGCAATTGATGCAATCAATATGATCCACCTGTACCAGCACCTTGATAACACATACAGAGGTATATCAACCATAAAGTATGCTGATATGACCTTACATGGTGCTCACGCAGCGGAATCTCACTCAGAGAACTTCTTCAAGAGTGGGGCAGGTCTTATGGGAGTACTTAAAGCTAATGCGCCTCTCACCAATGAGCAAAAGAAGCAGGTAGCAGAATCTTGGAGGCTATCAATTAACAACACAATGGGTGGTGGTGTGGCAATTTTACCTCAGGGACTTGACTTTCAAGCTATTGCAATCAGCCCGGAAGACTCACAACTCTTGGAGACTCGAAAATACAATGTGGTAGAGATTGCCAGATTCTTCAATATATCACCAATTAAGCTCTTTGACTTGTCAAATGTGAGTTATTCTTCACTTGAACAGACCAATTTGAGTTACTTACAGGACACAATCCTTCCTTTCACTCAATTAATGGAGGATGAATTCAACTTAAAGCTCTTCAAGCCATCAGAAGTGGGCAAGATTATGGTGGATTTTGATTACTCGGTACTTGTACAGACTGATAAAAACACAGAAGCTGAGTATTACACTAAACTTTTGACAAATGGTGTGCTAACTATCAATGATGTGCGCTCTAAACTAGGCTTTGAACCATCAGATGAGGTCGGAAGTGATAAGCATTGGATACAGATTTCTTATGCTACTGTGGAAAATGTGGCTAGCGGTGCTTATATCAAGCAGACAGACCAGACTCAGGGTCAGAAGGTTGACAATAAGGTTAAACAGGATGAACCTGATGAGGCTAAACCAAAGAAGAAGGCCAAGAATAAGGTTGAAGAATAATAATTTATGGCAAAGGTGGTAGTGATACCACCTTTTATTGTGTCAGCCGGAGTTATTACTATCAAAACAATAAAGAGTATAAGGATAATGCCAAGAATATTTAAAGGATCAGAGTCTAAATTAAGGCTATTAATCAGCAAGTCATGTGATTATAGCTCACTGACAGATATAAAGATAATACTCTATACCACAGATGTCCAGGATGCCATTGAAATAGTAGATGACATTACAGTAGAAGGTAATGTTGCAATTCTTAGTCTTGGTGGAAGGGCATTTTTACATATGGAGGATGGTTTGATCAACTATATCATTGAAGGTATGGTTGATGGTGATGTGTTCCACACAGAAAGACAGAGTGACTATATGCTTAAAACCATAGCCAATTTTGAGGGTGGTCTAACACCACAGGTATTAAGTATTAGAAAAAATGGTTTATATCAGATCACACCGGAAGATGAAGCATATGTTGACATATACACAGAGGTGCCAACACCAAAGATACAGGATACAGGCTTTATCAAGCTTAGAGCTGGTGAGAGTGGTGTGCTTAAACCGGAAGAAGGATATGATGGTATTGCAGAGGTGGAATATATTGCAGTACCTAATGAAGATCTTAATGCATATATAGACAAGAATGGAGTACATGAGTTTGATGCACACACAGACAATAGTGGTTTTGGTCATGTTAAGATCGAGGTAGAAGTACCAACACCTAAGATATTACCAAATGCAAGTGTGGAACTTAAAGCTGGTGATAATGGCACATATTATCCAGTAGGCTATGATGGTGTGGCATCAATTGACTATAATGTGTTACCAAACTATGATATAAACTTTGAGTTTAAAGATAATGGTACTTATGAATTTGATCCACCAGCTGGGTTTAGTGGATTTGGTCACGCGACATTGAATGTAGATGTACCAATGCCAAAGATACAGGAGTCATTTGATATTGAACTAGCACCAGGTGACAAAGGCAGCATTTTCCCAGATCCTGGATATGCTGGTATTGCTCAGGTTAATTTTACAGTAACAGAGAATGCCGGGCCTATTAAATTACCAAATGGTATTACCTTATCTGGTAGTACTTGGGAGGCATTTGATGGTTCACAATGGGATTGGAGTAATGTGTATGATTATGCTCAGATGTTTAAGGATTGCAAGAATTTAAAAGAGGTAACAAATATGCCTGTGAAAGCTAAATCATTTGTTGAGATGTTTAGAGGTTGTTCAAATCTTGAATACATAGATTTTTCTGGTTGGGATACCAGTGGAGTGTACTCAATGGCATACATGTTTTATCAATGCAGAAAAATTAAAAGTATAGACCTTTCTAATTGCGACCTAAGTAATGTTACATCTATGCAATATGCATTTTTCCAATGCTATGAGCTCACTGAATTAAGATTTGGAAGTGATATAAGTAAATTAGTAAATATAGATTTAATGTTCCAAGGTATGACCTCTACTAGTGGTGTTTTATACTACCCAGAAAAATATGATTATTCAAAAATAATAAATGTGCTTCCATCTTCATGGACAGCAGTACCTTATTAATGAACAATGATTATGACATTAGCAGAATATTATAACTTCCCAGAGGGAACTAATTGTACCAGAAGATATTATAGTGTATTGGATGATGGTGTAGAATATCCAATTGAGGGTGATTTAAGTAAATTCTTTTATGGACAACCAAGATTTGCATTACCTGACATGAATTGCAAAGTTACAAATCTAGCTAATTTTACTTATCAAGCAAGTCTTAGTAGTCTTGCTGGATTAGAGGAAATGGATACATCGGAATGTACAGATATGCAGTATGCTTTTTATGGCAGCACATATTTGCATAGTGTTGAACCTATTAAATATTGGGATACTAGCAAGGTAACTAATATGTATTATATGTTTGCAAGTACAAATATATATAATTTTGATGTGGAATGGGACACATCAAATGTCACTGATATGGGTGGTATGTTTTATTATCAGACTTTACAAAGCCTTTGTGCTCTTAATTGTAGTTCGGTAGGACAAAATAAATACCCATTACAAAATTTCAGCAACCAAACAGCACTTACCACAGTAGGAGGTTTCATTGACATGAAATATAGTTGGGATAATGCCTATGGACTTGCCAAAACACCTAATTTAACATATGAGAGTTGCATCAATATATTGAATGGGCTCTATGACTTTACTGGAAATGGCCAGATACCCACTTCAACCCAAGGAAAACTCAAAGTGCATCAGAATTTCTTGAATTTGGTAGGTGATGAGATCAGTATTGGTACAAATAAAGGCTGGACAATAACTACTTAAAAACAATAGACAGATATGAGAACAGAGATATTAGATAACAGAAAGATGTTGATGGCTGATGAGGGGTTTAAGCTCACAGACTGGAATGGAGAAAACATAATGGATTATTCTTCTTGTACAATGATAGTAGCCCCTCTCAATGCTGATTTAACACATTACTATGAGATCCTAGATGAATTGGATAAAGAATACCAGGAAGCACAATTGGAAATAATAAAGGCTATAAATGGTGAAATATAATGAGACTATACAAGGGCAGCAGATATAATATACAGATATTACTTACCAAGCATTATGACTTGCCAATTGATAATGTGAAGATTGTCTTTTATACCACAGACCCGGAGAAAAATGTAACAGTGGATGAGGGAATCACAGTAAATGGCAATATTGCTAATGTGGTTATACCGGCAGATTTATTCAATCACCTTGATGAGGGTGTGCTTATATATATTGTATATGCAACAGCGGATGGTGTGTCATTCATGGGTGAAAGACAATCCAACTACTATTTGAAGGATAGGGTTATTGGTGAGGTTCCTGATGATGAAGATGATGTGGAATGCTTGCATCAGGAGAAGAATATTGTGGTTGGTAATGATCAGGCTGGAAGTACCATAGTAATCACTCCTGATGAAGGTTATAAGGGTTTGGATAAGGTAACAATTGAGGTAGAACCATGTGAATCAAAACCCCAGGCAGACCCAAAAGCATTTGCTTTATTTAATACCAGATTTGGTACTCACTTGGAAGTAAATAGTAGTTCAGTATGTAAAAACCTTAACAGTGTGCTTTATTCTGTTAACAAGAATACTTACAACAAGATATTTGACCACACATATGCACAGAGCCATTTAATGAACAATTGGTCTGATTATAGTGAGTATGAAAAATGTTTATACCTTGTATTGACCAAGCCGGCCACTGATATAAGTAATATGTACACCGGAACAAAAGTAGTACCGGCACTTACACTTGAAATGGATGCATCTAATGTCAAGACTTGTGAGAATTCATTTAATGGTTTTATGCTTCTTGGTTATGCAAAACTTGATAATCTTGGATTTTCATTTGAAACAGAACAAACTCTTAACCTCACACCGACTGACTTGAACAATGAGTATATAAAGGATTTAGCAGACTCACTATTTAACTTCAATGAAGGTGCAAATATGAATGGTGTAGTTACATCCTATGTATATGGTGTAAATCCGGAATATCAGCAATATTTTACAGATAAAGGCTGGATCTGCAACTAACCTACTCAACTCATATACTTTTGTTTTCCCTGTAAGTCTTTGACTTATGGGGTTTTTCATTTTATGCTGTTTTATTTTTAAAATAACCCTTGTTTATCATAGAGTTTTTTAATTTTCCCAATAGATATGTTTCAATGTCATAATACTTCCATTTATAACCACCTGCTGTCTTGTAGTCATACCTCTCTTTACAACACTTAGATATTGTTTGATGATAAGTACCTAGTTCTTCCCCAGCAATTGTAGCATTATCCCAAACTTTTAGCATATAATCATCTTTGGTATATTGAATAACAGGTTTAGAACTTGCAATTCTATGTTTAACTATTGATAATGGGTTGTTTTGATTTTCTTGACTAGTACACCATCTGAGATTTTCAACCCTATTATCTGTTCTGTTTGTATTGATATGATCCACACATGACTTGTGGTCAGGATTTGGGATAAATACCTGAGCAACTAATCTATGAGCAAGAAAATAATACATTTTACCATTCTTACATAAGGCATAGGCATAATAACCATCTGAGTTTAATTTAGGAGATAGTAGTTTATCTTTTCTCCTATGTCCCAAAGAATCTATTCTTGCTAAACTTTTAACTCTACCTGTTGAGGATATTTGATATATACCCTCGAATTCATGGATGTCTTTCCAAATTTCTTCTCCCATTTCTGATCAATTTATTTACAAATATAGTGATTATTAATTAATTAAACAATATGGCGGACATTTTTTATTCATTATATGTGAATAATAATTAAATAAACCACTAGATTAATGAATAAAGAAATCAGACAATTTGAAATCAGAGCAATAGAAGACAGTAGATCTGTCGAAGGTTATGCACTTGTCTTCAATTCTTTATCCAAAGACATGGGTTTCCGAGAACAAATACTCCCAGAGTCCTTAGATGGTGTGATTGAAAAAAGTGATATCATGGCACTTCTCAATCATGACAGCAGTAGAGGTATCCTTGCTAGAAGCAGATATGGTAAAGGTAGTCTTTCTCTTGAAATAGATGACCATGGTCTTAAATATAGATTTGAAGCACCTAAAACTGCTCTTGGGGATGAGCTCTTGGAATATCTTCGCAGAAATGATATCACTTCATCTTCATTTGCCTTTTCTGTCAGTGAGGATAGTTGGAATAAACAAGAGGATGGCACATATATCAGAACCATTAAAAAATTTGAAAGATTATTTGATGTTTCCCCAGTCTTTGAACCGGCATATGATGCAACATCAGTAGTGTGTGCAAGATTCGCTGAAATCCAGGAAGAAGAAAGAATTGCAAATGAAAAGGCAATGCAGGAAGCAGAAGAAAGAGCACTTCAATTGGTAGCGGAAGCAGAAGCAAAGCTTGAAGAATATTACAATTCAATCCTTCAAGATAATAAGGACTATATGCCTGAGTAGGCGCTGACAAAATAATAACATATAAATCAGATAGATAAAGCTATGAATATTTTAGAGTTACAGGAGCAGTCTCTTGAACTCAGAAACCAGTTAGCTGCAATTATAGCTAATGGCCAGGCTGAGAAAAGAGAACTGAATGAAGATGAAACAACTCAGATGGCTGAACTCAGAAGCCAGATAGATGATATCAATGCTCAGATTGAAGCAATTGAGAAAGAGAACAGAACAATTGAAATAAAGAATAATAAAGTAGAAAAAGAGAATAGAAACATGTCACTTTTTAAAATGATCAATGCGGTGGTGGAAGGCCGCAACTTCACAGAAGATGAAGCAAAAGCAATAGCAGAGGCTCGCGCAGACTTCGCAAAGTCAGGTATCAGCCCTAAGGGACAGATTGCATACCGCGCAATCGCAGCAACAGCAGAAGGTGCTGGTCAGGAGAATGTAGCAGAGGACAAATGGAACCTTGAAGTAGCAGTGCGCAATAACCTCATCGCAACTAGAATGGGTGCTGACTATGTAGGTGGTCTTGTTGGTGATGTATCAATCCCACAGTATGGTGGAAGCACAGTAAAATGGGCAAAAGAAACAGTAACAGCAGAGGATGGTGCAGGTGCATTCACAGAAGTAACTCTCGCTCCAAAGCGACTTACAGCTGTACTTGATGTATCAAAGCAATTCCTTTTACAGGATTCAAATGATGCTGAGGCTATGCTTATCCGCGACCTCGCAGCAGCAGTAGCAGAAAAACTTGACAAGACAATCTTCGGTGCTGAGACTATCGCAGATGCTCCCGAAGGTCTTTTCAAGGGTGTAGAAGCTGAGAAGGCAATTGCAGATATGACTTATGATGATGTCCTTGCACTTGAAGAAGCAGTAGAGCTTGCAAATGGACACAATTATATGTTTGTGGTTAACCCGAAGGTAAAATTTGCTTTAAAAGGCACTCAAATGGCAAATGGTTTACAGATGGTATTTGCTGGTAATGAGATTGATGGTTACAAGACTATCTCATCTAACTCAGTGGTAGACAAGGGTATTGTATGTCTTGATCCGCGCGAATTAGTAATTGGCCAGTGGGGTGGTTATGACATCACAATTGACAACTTCACTAAGGCTGCTGATGGTCAGGTTCGCCTTGTAATCAATGCATATTTCGATGCAAAGGTTCGCGGAAATAAGGTTGCAAAAGCTATTTTCAACTAATATATAAAAATCTCAATTTATGTACATACAGTTAGACTTAGCAAAAAAACACCTCAATGTTGAGGAAGATTTCTTGGAAGATGATGAGTACATTCTTAGTCTAATCGAGGTTGCGGAGTCTGCTGTAAGGGTTCACATCAATGAAGATTTTGCAGACATAGCTGAAAAGAATGGGGGTTGCATCCCAGCTCCCATTCTCCAAGCTACCTTGCTGATGATCGGAAATCTCTATCAAAACAGAGAAATCATTGGAAGCAAAGCACTTGCATTACCTTACAACTACCAGTACTTAATTGACTTATACAGGAATTACAATAACTAATATGATACAAAGCGGATTACTTAGAGAAACACTCCATTTTTATGGACAGGTTGAAACTCAGAGTGAAAGTGGCTATAAACATATTGAGGAGGTATTCAAGTTAAAGGTTAGAGCACAAAGAACCAAGAACAAAGAAAGATACCTTACAAATGCAGAAGAGATTTTCCACACCTCAGAGTTGACCTTCAAATGCAGGTACCGCAAAGAGATCACAGATACAGATATTGTGGTTTATGAGGGTCAGAGATACAGGATTACAAGTCTTGATGCTTTTAAAGAAGCAAACCAATTAACAATAATAATTTCAAAAATCAATGAGTAAATGGGATACAATACAGGTCTTGGTTCATTTCAAAAGTGGTTCATAGGCAATGAGATAAGATCCATTCTGCTCAAAGATGAAGATATTGTGAAGCAGGTTGGTACAGATATTTACCCAATCATTGCTTCGGAGAATACCCAGGGTGATTTCATAGTTTATATGAGGAACAAGTATTCAAAGAGTGCGGTAAAAATGGGAGTATATCAAGATGAGTGTGAGGTTGCTGTGGCTGGAATATGCGACAATTATGACAATGCAATTGCCTTGGCAAGCAAGATAGACAATGCCCTGAGCGGACAACATACCTTAGATAATGGGGTTAGAATAAGCATCACTCTTGTAGATAGTACAGAGACATTTGATGATGACAAATATATTGAGACATTAGTTTTCAACATAAAATAATTAGAAGAAAATATAGATAAAGAATATGGCAACAACTTTTGATGTAAATACACAGTTGGTACTTGGTGAGGAAATGTACCTTTATGTAACTTCTGGCGATACTCCAATTGCATTCGCTACCTCATGTAATATCCAGATTGATGGTGAGACAATTGACACTTCAAACAAGATGTCAGGTAGATGGAACTCAAACCTTGCTGGTAAGAATAGTTACACAATCACTACTGATGCTCTTTACACTCAGGCTACTGGTCTCTACTCATTTGATAGCCTTATGGCAAAGATGATTGAGGGTGGAAAGCTTGAATGGAAAGTAGGAAAGGCAAAGGATTACAAGAGCAATGACTATGATCTTGATACAACCAAGCCTTACTACTCAGGTGAAGGATTTGTTACTTCGCTTTCTCTCAATGCAGGTAACAATGAGGTTTGTAACTGCTCAATCACAATCACTGGTTCAGGCGCAATTGTACAGACAACTGCTTAATTAAGTTATAAATCAAAGTAAAGGACAGTATACCACTGTCCTTTTTTTTATGTCAGCCGGGAAAGGTGCTTATTCAGAAAAGAATAAACAATGGGAATATTTAGTTTTTGGAAGAAGAAGGAAAAAGTTATCCCACAGAGAAAAGACTACCAGGACTTCAAGATTGAGATAAATATGAAGACCCTGATGCTGTATGAGGAGATGTCCGGAAAATCATTCTATGATCTATCAGCAGAAGACTTTGAAAAGCTGATTTATTGTTCGCTTATAATAAATAATGAACAGAAGATCACATATACTCAATTCCAATTGATAATGAAGAATATTGATATAGCCAGGACACTATATAGCAAATGCCAAAAGGAGCTGGACTTTATAGCACAATTCCAAAAGGCTGATGTTGAAGCAACAAATACTGATAATGAAAAGGAAAAGAACAAGATAAGTGATATTATAAATAGTCTGATACTTCAATTCGGTATTGATATCAATTATGTGATGGAGAAAATGACCCTCTGGGAATTGTCACCCTTGGTTAAAGCAATGGACTCAAAGTCAAAGAGTGACATGGTTGAGAAAAGATTCTGGACATATCTCCAAATCTGTCCTCACATTGATAACAAAAAGGTAAAGGGGCCGGAGAAATTACTTCCATTCCCTTGGGAGAAAGAGACAGAGAAGAATAGCGCAATGAAGTTTATGGATGATAATAAAGATGCAATCAATGCATTCTTCAATAAGAATAAGAAGGAAGATGGGACAATTTAAATTCACACTCAATGAACAGGAGTACCAGGCTGTGGTGAGGAAACTTGGTGAGCTATCCAATGTGGAACAGAAGGGTGTGATCAGGAGTGCATTGAAGCAATCAGGAAATATCCTCATAAATGCCGGTAAATCCTCATTCTTGGCCAAGAATAAGAAGAAGACAGGCAACCTATACAGATCATTTACCTCTCAATACAAGAAGAAAAACTCAGGTATTCTCATAGGTTTTAGAAGAGGTAAGGGGCTTGGAAATCATGCTCACCTTATTGACTATGGTACTGTGGACAGATATACCAAGAAAGGCTATTTCAGGGGCAGAATTGCAGGTACTGATCATGGTAAGACTGGTGCAACATACTTTTGGAGTGATGTTGTACAGGCAAAGGGAAATGAAGCAATGGAAAGAATAATGGAAGCAGTATTTGATGCTGTGAATCAAATAAAAGGTAATTAACATATGGCGAAGAACCAGACTTTTTCGGTCAGTCTTAATTTGCTGACCAAAAACTTTCAGAAGGGTGTGAAAACAATACAGGCATCCTTAAATAACCTGAAAATGCAATTCAGGAACTTTGCTGCTGCAATGGGTGCCGGCCTTGGTATATCTGAGATTGCAAGGAGCATGGTTGATAGCGCAAGGAAGCTTGACAAAGCACAGACTGTACTCAGGAATGTCTCAAATGGTATTGAAAACTATGCGGACAATCAGGAGTTTGTAATGGGTTTATCAAGAAAGTATAACCAGGAGTTGACTACTTTGATGGGCAACTATGCCAAGTTTTACAGTGCTGCTTCTCATGCAGGTATGGCATTGGATGAACAAAAATATATCTATGAATCATTAACTAGGGCGGCAGCATATTATAACTTGACTGCCGATGAGACCAATGGTGTGATGTTGGCTGTCAATCAGATGATTTCAAAGGGTAAGGTATCTTCTGAGGAATTAAGAAGACAGCTCGGTGAGCGACTTCCAGGTGCAATGCAATATGCAGCAGATGCGCTGGGTGTTACTACTAAGGAATTGGATGAAATGATTAGAGATGGTAATGTCCTTGCTACTGAATTGTTACCATTATTGGCTAAGCAACTTAACAGTGTTACTAAAAACCTTGATGTTAATACTATTGAAGGTGCTACCAATAGATTGAGAAATGCATTTACCATTCTTACTGCAAAATTAAATGTAGGTGGTATATACAAGAAGATTATTAATGGTGTAGCTGATGGTTTACAATATGTAGCTGATAATCTGAATAAAGTGGGGCAATCAATTGCTATTGTGTTTGGTACTCTTGCCGGTAAGCCAATGATTCAGAAGATACATAATTCATGGAGTGGTGTATTTGATGGTATCAGGGCAGAGATTGATCAGTTAGAGAAAAAAATGCTCAGACTTAGGGAAAGGGCACATATGACAGCCAATAGTCATAATATAAAGATTGATCCTGGAACACTTCAACCAATGGGTAGAATACCTATTGACCCAAAAGCCCATAAAGCATTTCAGCAATTAAAACAAACTGCTGATGAATTCTCAGAAACACAGAAACTTCTTATTACACAACAGGATGCCCTGAATAATAAGTTAAGCACTATGGGCAAGAAAATAGGTGCTCAACTTAAATCTGTACTTAAATTTGTAGGTATTCAGGCAGCATATATGGCAATTGCAGCAGCAATATCTACCATTATAACTAAATTGGTAAGCTGGTATAAAGAGCAGAAAAGAATTAAGAACATTGTTAGTGACACCCATAAGGAATTCAAAGAAATGTCAGATTCTTTGGGTGGTGAAGAAGTTGAACTCCAAGAACTTCAAAAAGCCTTAACAATTGAAGAAGAGAGAGAAAGGGCAATTAGAAAGATAAATGAGTTGCTTGGATTACAAGGCAAAGCAATGTTTACCTTGGCATCAGATAATGATGATATTAATAAGAAGATCCAGGAGAGAATTGACCTTCTGAAACAGGAAAGAGAATATCAATCAGCCAAGCAAATTGAAGCAAATGCAACAAATAGAAAGAAGGAATTAGAGGATAGGAATAATACTATTGCTGCTTTACAAGGTATTGATGTAGGCAAAATAATGGGTAAAGTAGGTGGACAGGGTTCAATTGTACTTCCTAAGCTACTTGAAATGTTTACTGATGCTCAGTTAAAAGGAGAATATGAGAAAAATGCAAAAGAGATTGAGCAGTTAAATATAGTTATTGAAGAATATTCAAAAAAACTGCGTGGCTTATCTTTATCTTCACCTGACCGAGATGCAATACTTAACCCTGAACCTGATCCAGGTAATGGTGGAGGCGGTGATAAGACTTTAATGGAGGAATACAAGGAAATCCAGGATGAGTACAACAAGGATCTCAGAACCCTCAATGAGATGAAGAAAAATCAACTCTTGACTGAGGAAGAATACAACAAGGAACTGGAAGAGCTCACATTAAAGACAGCTGAATCAATCCTTGCCCTTAATGATATTGATGAGAATACAGATGCATTTGCAAAGAGTATATTGGATGCTGCAAAGGCATATATTGCTAATGTTGAGAAAGAGGACAAGGTTAAGGAAGCTCTTGATAAGTATGAAAAAGAGGTAAAGGAATTACAGAACCAATACAATGCCGGAGTAATCACCGAGAAAGAGCTTAATGATGGTTTATTTGATCTTCTTCAAGAAGTGGTCAAGACTATCAGTGCAATGGGTGAATTATCAGGTTCTGCAAAGGCTCTTGCTGACAAGTTCATAGAACAAAAAAATCAAAAGATCAATGATGAAGCAGCAAAGATCGAGACACCCGAATTGGAAGATAGGGATACAACATATGACTACAAGAAGACAGGTGCGGATATTGCTGGTGAAAATGCAGAAATCTGGGAAGAATATGTTGAAAAACTTGAAAGTGCAATAGAGGATCTTAAAGACTTAGAATCAACCGCTGAGATTGAGGATAGGCTTAAAATATTAGGTGAGAAACTTGAAAGTGCAACTAAAAAAGCAGAGTCCTTCAAGACTGCTATGAATTTGGCAACTGTAAAACAGGATGTTGATGATCTTAGAAAAGAACTTGGCCAGGGAATATTTGATAATGTCTCAAACATAGCCACAGCAGCAGATAGATTGACATCTTCAATTAAAAATGTGAAGGATACATTGAATGATGTTGAAGCCAGTGAATGGGATAAGATATTATCAGTTTTCAATGCAATTGTACAGACAGTGGATACATTGATGAGTACAATTCAATTGGTTGAAGGCCTAATATCAACAATGGATAAGTTGAAATCAGCTGAGCAAACTTATCAGACATTACAGGATATGAATACACAAAAAGACTTGTTAAATGCTGGTAAATCAGTAATTGCTAGCCAGGCAGAAGCAACTGGTAAGGGTACAGCAGAAGCAGCTAAAATGCCTTTCCCTTACAACTTGATTGCTATTGCGACAGTGGTGGGTGCTATTGCAGCAGTATTTGCTTCTTTACCAAAGTTTGCTGGTGGTGGTATTGTTAAAGGTGGTTCAAGTGTTGGTGACAAGAACTTGATCAGAGTAAATAGTGGTGAGATGATCCTAAACAAAGGCCAGCAATCAACTTTATTTAATTTATTAGATGGTAAAGGTTCAGCAGGCAGTGGTGGTAATGTCACATTTGAGCTTAGAGGTGACAAACTTATCGGAGTCATTGAAAACACTAAAAAGAAAAGAAGCAAATAGAATGAGGGGAACCATTTGGTTCCCTTTTTCTTTACTATGTCAGCCTGTAACCATACTTTGATAGAAAAGATTTTAGATGAGTATAGCAAATAATGAACTTTGGGTAAGGAGATCAAATAATTTACAAGCAGCATTTAAAACCACCAGTGGATTCACACAGACTTTGGTTAGTACTGAGTTGAGATCAGATGGATGGACTGTATTCACATTTGATGCACCTCTTACCAAGATTGGTGATAATGCTTTCTATGGCAGTAATCTAGGTGTCTCAGAGGTTATAATACCAGAGACAGTAACAGAGATAGGAGACAATGCTTTTCTATATCAGTACTCACTTAAAAGTATCAATTTCCCTGATGCTCTTACTACAATAGGCACATATGCCCTCTATATGGGGTCAACAGGTAATAATAAATTAACTGAGATAATATTAGGCCCAAATTTAACATACATTGATTATCAAGCATTTTATGGCTTAAATGCATTGACTAAAATCAAATGTCATGCAATTGTAGCTCCTGAGTTATATAGGAATGGTGCTTTTAAGGTTGCAAGTGGTGGTACACTCTATTATCCGGAAGGAGCAGACTATTCGACATGGTTACAGAATGTAGATGGTTTTCTTGGTTACTATGGATGGAGTGGAGAGACATTTAATGCTGATTTTGACATTACACCAAACCAGATTTTGAGGATCAGGGTAAACAACAATGAGTTTCCAGATATAATGGAAAGTACATTAACTGATAATACTCTTATTGGTGATCCTGCAATATCAGATGATGGATGGATTGAATATTACTTTGCAGAAGAATTGACAAATATTCCAATGTCATTCTTCTATAACCAGACCAATGTTATTGACTTTGAATTACCAGAGTCATGTATTGCTATTGGCAATAGTGCATTTGAAAATACAGGACTTATTGATGTAACCATTCCAGACTGGGTAACAAGTATTGGTACTGCTACATTTGCAAACTGTGCATCACTTACCTCATTCAAGTTGGGTAATGGTGTAAAGGAATTGCTTAATGCTACCTTTGAGAATTGTTTATCACTTGTCTCTATTGATCTTGGTAAGGTTGAAAAGATTCATAATAGTGTTTTTAATAGGGCTGCAATAGAGGAATTGGTGTTACCGGCAACATTAAAACAAATGGGTACATATTTATTTAATGGATGTAAAAACCTCAAAACCATTACCTCTTATGCTACCACAGCACCAGCAATTGATAAGACCACATTTTTCTTTGTACCTGAATTTGGAACACTCAATTACCCAGAGGGATCAGATTATAGCACCTGGTTAAGCACAGATCAATACTATCTTGGTTACTACATATGGAACTATACACCACCAGAGGAACCAGATGTACCAGTAGATCCTGATGTACCAGTAGATCCTGATGAACCTGAGGAACCAGATGTACCAGTAGACCCTGAGGAACCTGAGGAACCAGATGAACCTGA